TTCGCCGGCATCACGCGGGAAGACCTCCAACGCCTGGACAAAGCCGCATGAGCCACGCCCACAAAACCTACCCCGAAAACCGGGCGCACCTGTTGTCCCTCTGGCGCGGGCTTGTCGTTCCGGAAGTGACCCCGACCTATCTGTCGCTTTGGCGGGGGTCGATCCTCATAACCGACCGCACGGAAAGTAAGAAGGCTATCGTGCAAACCGTGGCCGACCGCCACGGATTCACCGCGTCCGAAATCAGGGGACCGTCACGCCGAGGTCCGTTGGTCATGGCCCGCGCCGAAGCGGCATGGGTGATGCATCAAACCGGGCGTTATTCCTACTCGCAGATTGCCGCCGGTCTAGGCCGCAAGGATCACACCACGGCGATCTACCTGATCCAGAAGTGGCAATCCCATCTGGACGGCAAACTGACGCCACGGCTGGAGAAGCACGCGGCGCGGCTGGCTGAGTACCACGTCAAGCGCAAGGCCCGAGAGGCGGCCTCCGCATGATCAGCCTAGAGGACCACCTAGCCCGCGCGATCTGCGAAGCCTTTTGGCGAACCGCTGAAGACCCACGCACCTGGGCCACCTCCACGCCAATGCAGCGTGAGGTGTTCCGCCTTTGCGCCGAGGCCGCGATCAAGGCTGGGCGGGAATATCGGGAGATGCAGGGGAGGGCGGCAGCGTGAGCAACGTGGTCGCGTTCCGCGTGCCGATGCAGCGTCCATCGACTGAGGCGTTCGCGGAGGCGTGGAAGGCGTACCCGGCCCAAGGCCGCCTGAGGTCATCGCAGAAGCAAGCGGCCAAGGCGTGGGCGTTGGCCTGCCGAGACGTGGGCGCCGAAGCCTTGCTTGCCGCCGTCCGCCGCTATGTGGCCGAGGACAAGGAACACAAGCGCGAGTGCGGCCCGCCCGGCTTTCACCGCTGGCTCACATGGGGGCGATACGAACACTGGCTTGAGCCTGCCGCCGAGGAAGTTTCAGATCGACCCCGTTTCGCAGACGAGCTGATCCGCCGGCAAGTGGTGCTCGCCACCTCGGAAGCCTTTGCCGTTTCGTACCTGGACCGATGCACGGTGGAAGGCTCCACGCTGATAGCCGCGACGCAGACCGCCGTCGATAAGATGCTGGAGAAGCGCGCGGTTTTTCGGGCGCTTGGCTTTACGGGGATTCGGAAGGCCAAAGGCTGAGCCTATGAACCTCGCCGCTTCGATAGGAAAAACCTTGCTTGCGACGCGCGACAACATGAAGCACAAATGGTTAGGGCCCGGTCTCTGGCGAGAGCCCCGGGCCCCTGAAAGGCGTTCACGGCGCCGTCCATCTAGCAAGGGTTATAACATAACCCATGGACAGTAGCCCCGCAACGCCTTTTGGTGATGTCTCGCCCCAGGCTGTCGGTCCCCTTTCCCAAGACCGTCAAGGACTACCGGGCGAACTTTGCTCGCAATTAAATGCGGGACTTCCGAGCCCCCGACTGGACCTGTATCCTGAGGGACAACCTAACCATCGACCCCCTACGCGGCTTGAGCGTTATCAAGCGGGACGGACTTGGCCTCTTCCGGTGAAATTGAGGCAGTTAGGTTATACGGTAGTGGCAGAACAGGCTCCCAACCGCGTCCTGGCAGTAGCTAGGGGAGGTCGCGGAAAGCGGACTATTGCCCAACGAAAGGAACCAGCATGACCGAACACTACCGCAACGCAGACACCCGCATCCGTGAAGCCTTCGCCGCACTGAGAGCGGAGATCGAGGCCATCTTTGGTGCAACGCAGTCGCCGGAATGGATGGACGCCGAAGCACCAGAAATCATGGTCGACGAACTTGAGGTGATGGAGCGCCACCTCCTCGACTACGCCAAACAACCCGCAATCGAGGGGTGAGGGATGGCCCGAACCGCCAAGAGCCGCGCCTTCGCTTCGGTCGCAAAGGCCCACCACGCCCGAACCCGCGCGAACCTAGTCCGCCAAGCCGAACGGGAACGCGCCAAGGCGGAGGCTCTGGAGGTGTCAACCGGAGTTGACGAAACCGTCGCGCTTGCCGAGGGACGGGGGGAAGCGTTCGAACGTCCGAAGCAACGACCAGGGGAGCGCGCCAAGCCGGTTCGTCGGTTGAACGGCTTAGAGTACCTGAAAAGCCGCAAGGTGCTGTCCACCGAGCTTGCCCAGATCGGCGAGACATGGGGAGACCTCTACCGCCAAGCCTACGGAGACCCCCCGCTCCGATCCTGCATCAACGACAGCATCGGCGGAGGCGGAGACCCTACAGGATCGGCCCTGGTCGCCGCACAAGCCCGCGTGGTGGCGCAACGCAGACTCCGGGCTATGTCCGGCCACATCGAAGCCGTGCCGGCCCTGTGGGGCGCTCTGGTGGCGATTGCGGGCATAGGTCTCACGCCTCGCCAGTTCGCTGGGACCGAGAAGGCGGCGCTTGTGGTGCAGACCCGGCTTGTCGATGCGCTGGAGTTGATGCGGGCGGGTGTGAGGCGTGCGGCCTGAGCCGATAAAAAACGCGCCTTCCGTACCGATACCGCTTGACGTATGCGGATTGAACCAGCATATAGAGAGGGCGAGGGGATGCTCCCCACCGAAAGGACAGACAGATGACCAACCTGATCAAAAGTGCAGACCTCGGCCAAGGCTGGTGGGCAAACGCGATGGATGATGGAAGCTTCATCATCCGCCACTTCGAAAAAGGCCAGCGCATCAACCTCACCGAGACCGAAGCCGCCCGCTTTGTGGAGCTTTACCGCGAAGCCGAAGCCGAGGTGAAAGCGAGGTAACTTTCCCCACCATCACCCCCCCAAAGCCTCCGGCGCCCAGCGTACGGAGGCCAAGGGCGTAGGGGAACCTACCCGCTGGAGACAGACGATGGCTAAGACGATCAGCCCGTTTGATGAAGACCGCCCGGAACACGTCATCGACGGCATGGACGCGATATGCCGCCTCGTCACCGCCTACGCGGAACGGCTTCACGGCCCCATGTCGCAATACAGGGTGGAGGCTTACGCGTGCGAGTCCGGCGAGTACCTGCCCACGCAAACCAGGGAGGGTCGGCAAGAGATTTGCGACGGCAAACGCCATTTCAGCGGCGCTCTCGCGCGCTTTTTTGAGGCGCACTGGCGCATCCGCCGCGACCTCAAAGACTGGTACGCCTTCTCACCTTGGCAGATGCCGCACCTTTGGACCCGCTACGGCTGGGCGCTTTGCGAACTGCACATGGAAATTCCGGAACTGAACGTGGTGGACCCGATAGACCTTGAGTTCGAAGTCGAAGGCGACGACGCATGAAGCCCGCTGACCTCTACAACGCCCGCCACACCCTAGGCCACATGTGGGGCAAGGGCCGCCCCCTCATGGCCTCAGAGCTAGGCCGCGCCCTACGCCTAGGCGGCAAGCGCCCCGGCGATTCAATCCGTGACTACGAGCGCGGCAAGACCCCGATCAGCGGACCTATCACCGTGGCGGTTGCCATGTTCCTCAACGGATGCCTGCCGCCGGATGGAGTGCCGGAATGAGCGAGGGTTGGAGACCGTCCAAGGATTATCCCGCTGTGAGCAATCCGCCGACCGTCCGCATGGTGGAGGGCGGCTTTTATTGGGTGGAGACGGCGAAGGGATGGGTAGTGGCGCAATACGAGAACGACAAGTTTTGGGTGCCGGGCAGTAACTGGACCGCCACGCCGCTTGCGATATGTGGCCCCTTGACACCGCCCCCGAACAACACAACAAAACCCTAAAGCCCGCAGCGCGTCCGCGCCGGGCCATCGGTCGGGGGTATCCCATGACCTACGCCGGCAAGCCTATCAGCACACTCACCGAAGCCGAGCTAGACGACGCGGAAGCCTTCTGCATCGAACACGCCCACATCGCATCGGAAGTCTACGCCGCCAACATGCGCGCTCTGGCCGAGATAGCTTCCGCACGCGAGCGCCAAGGGGCGACGGTTAACTAGGGCGAGGCAATGCCAACGCTAGACAACGCCCGCCACGAACGCTTTGCCCAGGAACTCGCAAAGGGCAAGACCCAAGAGGAAGCCTACAAAGAGGCGGGCTACAAGGGCGACAGGACCGCAGCGTCTCGCCTGTCAACAAACGTCAACGTTCAAGCGCGCGTGGCGGAAATCCAGAACCGGGCGGCCATCCGAACCGAAATCACGGTCGCCAATATCACTGAACGCCTGCTGAACATCGCCGCAAAGGGCGAGACCAAGGAAGATGCGCCGATGCTGAGTGTCGCCCGCGCCGCCCTCATGGATGCCGCCAAGCTGAACGGTTTGGTGATCGACAAGTCCAACACCACGCTAACCGGGCCTGACGGCCAACCGATCATCCCGAGCGTTCACGTCGAGTTCGTTGGCAAGGGTTAGGTTTCCGGAGGCGTTTCGCTTCCTGTTCGCGGACAAGGCAGACGACGGCCAGGCGGTGCGGTATCGCGCGGCTTACGGTGGGCGGGGTTCGGCCAAGTCGCACAGCTTCTGCTCGGCGGCGGTGATCAAGGCGGCGCAACGTCCTTTGCGGATCGGCGTCTATCGGGAGATTCAACGGTCGATCCGAGACAGCGCCAAGCGGCTGCTGGACGACAAGATCGAGGAGAACGGGCTTTCGGGGTTCTTCGAAAGCACGGACACCGAGATCAGGGGCAAGAACGGCTCGCTGTTCCTGTTCAACGGGCTTCGGACCAACCCCGACGCGATCAAGTCAACGGAAGGTCTAGACCTCGCGCTGGTCATGGAGGCCAACAAGGTTGCCCAGCGGTCATGGGATTTGCTCATCCCGACCGTCCGCAAGCCCGGCTCTGAGATTTGGGCGGAATGGAACCCGCTGCACGACACGGACCCGGTTGATGTGATGTTCCGGGGGCCGAACGGACCACCGCCCGGAAGCATCGTGCGCCAGGTCAATTACGTCGATAACCCGTTCTTTCCCGACGTGCTGAAGGCCGAGGCGGAATATGACCGCCGCCGCGACCCAGACAAATACCAGCACGTCTGGCTAGGCGGCTACACCCGCAACGCAGAGGCCAGGGTGTTCCGCAACTGGACCGTGGAGGCGTTCGAGACGCCTTCGGATGCCGAGTTCAGGTTCGGGGCCGACTGGGGCTTTGCAACCGATCCAACGGTGCTGGTGCGGTGCTACCTCAAGGGCCGAACGCTCTTTGTGGATCAGGAGGCGTGGAAGGTTGGTTGCGAGATCGACCACACGCCTGCGCTGTTCGACACCATCGACGGCTCGCGCAAGTGGACGATCACAGCGGACAGCGCGCGACCCGAGACGGTCAGCTACATGCGCCGGGCGGGGTTCAAGATTGTGCCGGCGCTCAAGGGCGCGGGAAGCCTGGAAGACGGCATCGAGTTTTTGAAGTCCTTCGACATCGTGGTTCACCCGCGATGCCGCCACGTCGAAAGCGAGCTTGGGCTCTACGCCTACAAGCAAGACCCGCTGACGGACGAAGTTCTCCCGGTGCTGGAGGACAAGGACAACCACACGATTGACGCCCTCCGCTACGCGCTGGAGGCGTTGCGGCGTGTTCGACCCAAGGTCGCGCCGCCGCCATCAAGTGACCCGCCCGACCTTTGGGGCCGTGCAAGAGGGGAGGCGGACGGATGGAAGGTCGCGTGACCGCCGACGAGGGCTATAAGCCCGACCTTGCCGCCCTCAAGCGCATGGTGGAGGACTTCCAGAGCCTGACCTACGACGGGCGCCGCAACTCGACCATCGACATCGACTATCTGGACGGCAACCAGCTAACCGACACCGAGAAGGCGGCGCTCCGTAAGCGCAAGCAACCCGACGTGGTGTTCAACCGCGTGCGTCCGGCGGTCCTGGGGACGTTGGGCGTTCTGAAGCAGGGCGAGACCGACCCGCGCGCCTACCCGCGCAACCCACAGGACGAGGACTCGGCGGACGTGGCGTCAAAGACGCTGCGGTTTATTGCCGACAAGGCGCGGTTTGATGACCTGCGCATCAAGGTCGCCAAGGACTACCTGACGCCCGGAACCGGGGCTTGCCTGATCGGCGTGGACCCGGATGACCAGAACATCACCGTCGACCAGGTGCGGTGGGAAGAGTTCATCTACGACCCGCGCGCCCGCCGCGAGGACTTCAAGGACGCCCGCTACATGGGCATCATGAAGTGGCAATGGGTTGACGACCTAAAGCGCAAGTTCCCCGGCAAGGAGGTGGAACTAGAGGCCGCGCTGAATACCGCTCCGTTCGCGGTTGACGATATGTTCGATGACCGGCCCAAGGACGCCCAGACGACGTGGGCGGACAAGAAGAAGCGCCGCGTCCTGACGATTGAGCTTTACCACGAAGAGGGCGGCAAGTGGTATCGCTGCTACTTCCACGCCTCTGGCATCCTTGAGTCCGGCGAGAGCGTCTATCTGGACGAGAAGGGCCGCCCTGGTTGCCCGATTGAAGCGGTCTCGTGCTTCATCGACCGTGAGAATAACCGCTACGGCATTGTCCGCGACATGCGGCCTTTGCAGGACGAGATCAACAAGCGCCGGTCCAAGGCGCTGCACATGCTCAATACCCGCCAGGTGCAGGAATCGCAGCCGGGCATGGGGATGGGCGACCTCGACGTGGTGAGGGCCGAAGCGGCGCGCCCGGATGGCGTGTTGCCCTCGGGCTGGCAGATCATCACGAACAGCGACGTGCTTCAGGGTCAAATCTCGCTGATGCAGCAAAGCATCGCGGAGATCGAGCGCATGGGGCCGAACCCGGCGGTGCTTGGCCGGCAGGGAGCGGACGCATCGGGCCGGGCGCAGCTTGTGCGCCAGCAAGCGGGGCTCACTGAGCAGGCGATTGTCTTCTCGGGCATCGAGGATTGGGAGCTTCGCGTCTATCGGCAGATGTGGGTTCGAGCGCGTCAGTTCTGGACTGCGCCGATGTATGTGCGGATCACGGATGACGAGGGCGCGCCGGAGTTCATCGGCGTCAACCAGCCGGAAGTCGGGTTTGATCCGATGACCGGGCAGCAGGTGGTGTTGGGCTACAAGAACCGCCTGGCCGAGCTGGACGTGGACATCACCATCGACAGTGTGCCGGACACGGTGAACATTCAACAAGAGCAGTTCCAGATGCTTACGGAACTGGCGAAGATGTACGGCCCGCAGGAAGTGCCGTTCGAAGACATTCTGGAAACCTCGACCATGCCGAACAAGCGGCAGGTGATCGAGCGCCGCAAGGCCCGCCAAGAGCAGGCCGCGCAAGCGCAGTCCGCGCCGGACCCGCGTCAGCAGATGGCCGAGCGGGGCATGATTGCCGAGATTTCCAAGACCGAAGCCGAGGCCGCGCTAACGGGCGCCAAGGCTCAGAACGAGATGCTGAAGCCGCAAATCGAGGCCGCCAACGCCTTGATCGCGGCTCAGAACCCGCCGCCGGGGTATCCGGGCGCTTCGCCGTTTGTGGGGGCGTAATCCCACGACAGGCCGCCGCTGATCGGGCGAGGGCTTAGGCCCTGACGTGCCGCCGACGTATCGGGCGAAGGGAACCACTATGCAAGACGAGGACTTCCTTGACGGGCTCGCGCCCGATCAAACCGCTGCGCCTGTGCAGGAACCGGCCCCGACACCGGAGCCGCCCACCGAAGCCGCGACCGGCGACATTCGCCCGCGTGGACCGGATGGGAAGTTTCTGCCGAAAGAGGCTGGGGGCCAAGAGCCCGCACCTCAACCGCAAACCCCGACGCCCACGTCGGAAGCGGTCCAACCGGCCACCGTCGCCGAACACGCCAAGCCGCCCGAAGGGTTCGTCCCCATCGGCGTGGTGCAGGAGCTTCGCAAGGAGCTTCAGACGTTCAAGCAACAGGCCGCGCAGCCCCCGCCCCCGATGCCCGATCCTTACGAGGACTTCGAAGCATATCAGGGATGGCAGGAAGCCCAACTCACGGCGGAACGGGCCGATTGGTCTCGGCAACTTGCCGAGGCCCGGCACGGTGCGGATACGGTGGAACAGGCTCGCGCCTGGGCCTTCGAACGCGCCGAAGCTGACCCGATCTTTCGCCAGCAGTCCGCGATGCAGCGTGACCCTTACGGCTTTGCGATTGAAGCATGGAAGCGCGATCAAGTGCTTACCAGGCTTTCCGATCCGGGGCTGATCGACCGTTTCCTGGCGTTTGCCGGCGGCCAAGCCGCGCCGACGCCCCACAACCCCGCCGCGCCCGTCGCGGCCATCCCCCAACCGCCAACACCGCCTCGTTCGCTCGCCTCCGTACCCTCGGCGGGCAGCTACAAGCCGGGTGAAGTCCCGCTTGACGACGAGTCGTTGTTCGCCTCCGCCATAAGGTAAAAGACAATGGCCGAAGTGACCCTCGCCACCGCTTCTGAGAAGCAGGTTTGGCGCAAGAACTACTTTGAAGAGTACGTCCGCGAGTCCGGCTTCAAGCCGTACATGGGGCGTGATCCGACCTCGATCATCGTGTCGCTCTATGAGCTTCAGGAGCAGGCCGGAAAGACCGTCAATGTTCCCCTGATCCTCAAGCTGGCAAATGCCGGCGTGACGGGTTCGGCGGTTCTGGACGGGGCCGAGGAAGACCTCGGCAACTACAACTGCGACATCTCCATCGACTGGCTCCGCAACGGCGTCCGCGTTCCGAAATCGACCTCGTACAAGACCGAGATCGACCTGCTGGGCGCCGCTCGCTCGATGCTGAAGCAGTGGTCGGCGGAGCAAATGCGCGACGACGTGATCCGGGCTATGCTTTCGGTTGTCACGACGGGTTCGACTACGGTCAACCTGGCGTCATCCTCGGCGGCCAACCGGAACGCCTTCGCTGCGGCCAACTCTGACCGCATCGTCGCGGGCAAGCTCCTGTCCAACTACTCCGCGACCTGGGCGACCATGACCGCGACGCTGGACACGACCGACGACAAGGCCACGGCGGCGAACATGAGCCTGCTGAAGCGCGTTGCGAAGCTCGCCTCCCCGGCGATCCGTCCTTACAAGACGGGTGACGGGCGCGAGTATTTCGTGGCGTTCCACGGCGCGCGCACGTTCCGCGACCTGAAGCTGGACTCGACCATGACGCAGGCCAACCGCGAGGCCCGCCCGCGTGACGTTGAGGCGAACCCGTTGTTCCAAGACGGTGACCTGATCTATGACGGCATCATTCACCGTGAAGTGCCCGAGATCGACACCATCGCGGCCAACGGCGGCACGGCTTACACGCTGAACAACGCGGGCGCCGGCGG